TGGTACCACTTGACCGTAGCTGTACAATACTGACTCGTACGCCACAGTCATGGTGGTCTCCATCAGCTCGGTGGAACTTGATGCATGGTCGCCAAACTTAAAGGAAGTGATGGTGGGGTTTATTAATGTATACTCTGTAAAATTTCTCTGATGCAAACTGTATACACGGATGGCTGTCAGCATACGCTCAACTGCGCCATTACTGGAATAATTGGCTGGGCTGTATCCCCAACTTTGAGTCTGACGTTCAGTATACTTGCTGGGCTGGGAGAACACCTGCTGAGTGTGATCACTGTCGCGGTAGTAATGGCTGACATAGTTCCACCAGAAGTATCTGATGATGTCGGCACTATCGTCGTGGAATGTGATGGTCAAGGGATCGTATTTTAATTTGGTCTGCACCACATTGGGCCGATTGTATGCGTTGTATGTTTTGTTATCAATGGTGAATTTAGGCAGTTGAGCTGCCTTGACCAACATACCAGATTCCAGAATACTGTCATTACTCAGGCGGTTAAGCAGAGGATTGAAATCGAATGCCACATGATACATGTAGCCGGCTTTGGGGGACAATCGGTAATTGCTGTCAACAAACAGTTTAGATGCGTGTTTGGCATCTTTGATGTTTGTCCCTGCACCCAATTGGGAGATGAATTCATTAATTGCGTTGGCCATGTCGATATTTATGCCAAAGAAAAACCCGGATTTTTACTCCGGGTTTGGATCTTTACTGTGGATATTAACCAGTAATTGTTGCACCAATTGTACGGGCTACTGCTGTACCGATACCTGTACCAGTAGGCGACTGCAATGCGTTGTCGTATTTGATGGTTAGATCAATTGTTGCGTGTTCGTTGCTGGAATAATCAAATTCACCATAGTCGACCTGACTGATGAATGCACCATAAATTTCCCATGTTTCCAGGATGTTGGGTTGGTTTGCACCATTGCCACCGTCCAGCATTTCATAGTTCAATTGAAACTTATAGTCGATACCAGAAGCAGCAGATGCTTGCTCCATGAAGTCGAACTGTTTCTGCATTTGTTCGCCCACCAACTTGGCCACATTGCCGCCGGCATCATCACGTAATTTAATTGTGAGGTCTTGCCATTCTGGCTTGCCAATCAGCTTGACTTTGCTGTTGTAAACGTCGATGGTGATATCACCAAACTGCACACTGGGACGTTTGATAGTCTGCACTTGCTTGGTTAATTCCACTACGTTGGTACTGACACCAAAATTCAAGAAGCTGGCGCGAAAGCGGTACTTCAGCTTGGGCATCAACAGACCCTGTGCGGTAGCACTCTGGCCTCCGGCCAGGGGTACTGTCATTTTTGTTAAGGATGCTACTGCCATATATATCTCCTGTTATACTTATTTATACGTTCTATCATTTGCCCAAACCACCGATACTGCCGGGGTTCAACAATCTTATTGGGATATAGATGAACTCAACATCTTTCATTGGCTCAATGGCAATGTCCACATACAATTCGTTACGTGCAATACGGTCCGAAGTGTTGTTGCTGGTATCGCAAACCACCAAGTAGTCGTAAATACCACGCTTGGCCACCAGGTCATTCAATGTGCTTTCGATAATAACCTTGATCTGATCACGGGTGATCTTGTCGTTGGGTTCAAACAAGAAACCATTGCTGACCTTGGACAGGATGGTGCGAATGTAGTTGACTAGACGTGCTACGTTGACTCGATCCATTGAGCTGCTGACTGGATTACGGGTCTTCTGACCAAAAACAACAATACCTGTACCAGTAATAATGGTTATGGGGTTCATGTTGATGGTGTACAAGCTGTCACGCAGGCTCTGGCTGATACCAGTGCGTTGAAATTCACCAGTTGCAGTATCCAGATAACCCAGATCAGTTGTGTTATCAACCAATCCACGGCGTGTACCGGCTGGTGCAAACCATTGGTAAGCCAGCTGATCGTTACGGATAAATGTACGCAGAGCCATGTGACTGGGTGGAACCATGATGGTATTGCCCTGTGCGTCGTTTGACAATCCACTGGGGTAATACACTGCCAGGTATGGGTCAGCTGTGGTCAATCCACCTTCTGTTACGCCATTACTCCAATTGGTCAGTCCCACAACGTTGGTGCTCAGGGTCATGGGTGTATCGCCAATGACGAATGCTGTGTTGGCACGGTCATTGTTCAATGCCACCATGTTGCTGATGGCTTCTGGGTAACCAGGAGCAGTCAACAAATTGTACTGGAATTGATCTTCACGGATTTGTGTACTGCTGTCAACAGCCGATTTAATGGCCTCGACAATCATAGCACGTTGTGCCTGATGCCCTGCATACATGGCACCATTGGTCTTGTTGCCACTGGCTGTTACCCATGCACCTGACTGCAATACCGACCAGTATGTGGCATTGGTTGGTAAATTACCAGTTGTGCCGGCGATGGCAACATACAATGCAGAACCATAAACAACACGACTACCAGCTGCGTATGTGGTACCAGCTGCATATGTACTCATGACGCTGTTGTAACTGGCATAGTTAAAATAATCACCAACCCACCGTTTGACGTTGTAGCCGCTACGGCGTGTGTTGAACAACAGCATACCACGTGGATATAGTAATGGATTAGGACAATCTAAATCAGTGTAATCACTGGTCAGCAAATCTGCCACTGTGGGTAATGTACCTGATACAGCATCAACTGTGCCACCAGTGTCCCATCGTGCATCAGCGAATAATATACCATTCTGACTGATCTGGTCGGTGTTGTCAATGGCTACCCAACTCGTACCATTGTAGCGGTTCAGTTTGGGGAAGTTTTCCAGATCACTGGTGTCCAACCACAAATCACCGGCCACCAATGAGCTGCTGCCATCGCTTTGTGACGTTGGGGCACTGGCTGTTACAATAACACCGCCGTCATCAGTTGTGTTCAGTGGATAGCCGCGGGCATCAAGACTTAGACTCTGATATCCTTTCCATGCTGTTCCGCTGTTGACCAGGATGTCGATAGTGGTGGCATCGTTATAATACCATAACACACCATCAACTGGATCAGCTGTGGGCTGCGTAATGCTATATGTGTAAGTTAATAGGGACCAACCAGCTACCAATCTTGTGCTACCAATTACAGTAACATTAGATACTCCAGCAACGAAACCAGCCACTGTGGGAATATCTTGTTGTCCATTGACTGCAATCAACTGTATGTTACCGCCAGTGGTGTGTGTGATACTGATGGCCCCATTGCTTTCAACTTGAGCTGTTACATATGGAATATTAGCAGCTAGAACGGCTGCAACAAAATCTGATGCCGCTGTTCCATTGACTGTGATGGTATAGGCAGTATATGCAGCACTTCCGGGTGCAGTGGCACTGAGTGTAAAATAATTTCCTGACGTAAATGCACTGGTTGGGGCTTGCGCGGCTGTGGCTTTTACTGCACCAAATACCGTACGACGCCATGGTCTGTAACCACCCATGTACAAATTCAAGGTCGAGCCTGTGTTGGGGTCCTGAATCATTACCACTGTACCAACACCAATGTTGCTGCCGCCGCCAGCTGGATCCAGGCCATAAATTGCAGTAGCAGTTCCAGAGTATGCGTTCACTGACTGTGTGGTCCAGCTTTCACTCAGGCTATTGTATCTCTTGAATGCAAAGTTGGCCCCGCCACCCAATGTTCCGGTTTTTAGCCATACACCACCAGTTGGAGAAGGGTATGCACCACTGGTGTCCCACTGAGGAGCCTCGGCATATGATCCGTAAACTACACCAGTGACACTAGTAACACCCAGACCAAAATAATAGCCAGCAGTCAGTCCCAGATTGGTCAACAATGTTCCTGTGGCTCCAGCCTGTAATCTCAATTGGCCATTGGTGGTTGATCCATCTGATTGGCTGTTTTCTGTAGCATAGATTTCCACTTTGTTATTGACCACACGAGCGGTTACCCCAGTGATGCTTGCTGCATTGATGGCAGTGACCATGGCCGTAACCGTAGTTCCAGTCAATGTTACTGTAGTGGTGCTGTTGATGATGATTGTTTGTCCGCTGGTCAATGCAGGACTAGTAGCAGTTCCTGTGACTGTGGGCCAGGCATTCTGCCAACCAGTGGTTCCCACGGGATACCAAACGTTATCGTAACGCTTGTAGAAAATACGATTACTGGTGGTTGTGGCCACTACTGCGTAACTGCCAATCTGACCGATGCTGGCCAATGGTGTTGGCTCATTGGTCAAACCAGATGGTGAGCCGCCGTCGTATGTTACATTGCTGGTGTCTGAACTAGATGTGATCAGGATGGGAGTTTTTGCTGTAAATGCCTGTGTACTTGCGTTCCATTCGTGGATAC